AGGTATTGCCCGGCCTCCGAGAGGCTAGATAGTCCTCTTTTGACACGTACCGAACGGGTGAGGGTTTTCCCTCGTATTCTGGAAGGCGAATCTCCTCTGGAAGGAAGTCCTCAATTTCGGCCCACAAAACGATACCATCTTCTAAATCGTTAAAGATATCCACTAGATCTCTCTCCCTCATGACACATTATTCCTTTTCTTTATACCATGAGGGAGTTTCATCGCCCTCATATACTGTATCGGCATATCTGTCGTCTAACTTTAGCCACAGTGGAGAAGTTTTGTCAAACTCAAGAGCTACTCCTTTCGGTAGAGGGTTCTTACGGGTTGCATAATACTCCTCCACCGAGACCTTGCGGACTGGGGAGGGGGGTATGTCTTGTTCTGGTAAGCGGGGGGTAATGGTCTGTTTGTTTGGTGCGTCCCCCACATCGAAATATTCCGCAGCAACGTCGTCCGCCGTCCAACCAACTTGACGCGGGGTCTTAGTGTGATTCTTTGCTTGTGCTTTTTTAAATGCACGTAATCTCATATCCGCCACAACGGAAGACGCAGAACGAGTTAATTCCCGTTTATAGGCCTCAACCCGTTGAACCATAAGGAAAGATATGCGGGCGTAGCGCTCTGGAGGACAAATACACCGCAGAGCCAGCATGTCCTGGCGGTTATACGCTAGCCAGAACAGGCAGTAGAAGGCGCGCTCCCCCTCAGAGTATCTCCGCCACAGCTGTCTGTCAATATCTTGGTCAATAGAAAACCTAGCATCTGTCAGGATATTTGACGGCGACTTACGGTTCCGGGTCAGGGCCTCTTTCGCGTAAGGTATTAATTTCTCTAGGCTCTCTGGTTTCCACATTTTTTTCTATTCCATTAAAAAAAGTTTACTCGATCCGCTAACTATTGATCTATCGGGGTCGGCCCGGGAAGGGGATGACCCGGTTACTCGGCCACCTACAACTCTTATCGGTTACTCGGTACTAATACTTAAGTAAGAGAAACAAAATACTCTTTAATATAGAGTAAGATAGTAATATAGAAGATCGTTTTGTGTAATATAATAGAAGAGGGCTTTGATGTATTATGATGCCTCCAAGATTCAACAAAAGGCTCTAGCACTTATAGACCGTCATCTTGACCAATTACTACAAGACGACAAGGTAGCTCTGGCTACCGCTACTACAATACAGAACTATGCTAAGGCTTTGGCCGTCCTGGCTAAAGATCAAAGGGACGCCTCCAAGGGGTTTAACCCGGCGGAGATGAGTGACGAAGAATTAGACAGATTAGCCATACAAGCGAGAGAGATACTAAATGAGAGTGACAATTCGGAAAACGAAGAGACTGATCTTGATTCAGGAACTGAATAACCACAAAGAGTTCTTCCCAGAGGACCCAATTGAAGATGTCGGCAAGCACGACTGGTTCCTCGCTAAGGTCGGCAAACAAATCGTAGGCTGGGCCGGGGTGACAATCAAAACCAACCAAGTTGCTTCTGTATGCCGCACCGGGGTGTTCCTCGAGTTCCGTAGCCAAGGAATCAAGCGCAAGTTGATCCGGGCACTTGAGAGATATGCTAAATCACAGGGCTGCACAATGATGACTTCATATTGCGCTCTTGACAATATTCCATCCGCTAACTCCCTAATTTCTAGCGGATATAAATTATATGAGCCAGATTACGTGTTTGAGGGCGGTCCATGGCTTTACTGGAGAAAACGCCTTGTAACACATAAGCCAAAAAAAGGTAAGAGAAAATGATTCCAGTTATCAGAGATATATGCGAAGCAGACCTCAACTTTATCATAAACTCTTTTCTTCGGTCCCTCCGGAGTTATCCGGCGGTCAAGCATGTGCCGAATGAAGAGTACTACAAATCTCAGAAACAACTCCTGGAGCACTACCTACTCACCTCGGTCACTCTGGTAATGTGCAATCCAGATGACCCATCCCATATCTTTGGATATATCATAGGAGAGCCTGACGAGGATACGGTGTTCGTGTACGTCAAGTACACCTACCGCAAGTTCGGCTTTGCCCGCAAGCTACTGGAGGCCCTGCACCCTGGCTTGTATCACAAAACGCTCAAAGCGCTGTATACGTGTCGAAACTGGGAGACAGTCTCTGCCAAGTTCCGACATATCCACAGCCCCTACATAAAGAGGTCCGTATAATGCGTTTAGAAGCGATTCAGTTCTTTCAACCAGTCATGGTAGAACCTAAAGACGGCAAACGCCCCATGCTGATCACGTCGGCCAGACATACCGACTTTGACCTGGAACTGCAGAATGACCGGGTACGTGTTCAGTACCGCGGACACTCCAAGTCAACCTATTCGACTTTGGCTAACACGTGCTGGTACATCCCTCTTGAGGTGACGAATGAACCCAACACAAGCGAAAGCGCTCCTGCGCGAGCGGATGAAAAGACAAGCAAACGTCGTCCCGTGGTTAAGCACAAGCTTCCCGCAACAGACGGCGTTCATACAGGATCCAGCGAGGCTTAAGGCCGCCCTGTGTACGCGCCGTGCTGGTAAATCGTTCGGCGTGGGGGAATATGCTTGCCGCGTCTGCCATGAGAATCCTAATAGCTCTGTGCTGATCGTCGGTTTGACACGCGAATCGATCAAGCGTATTTACATTCGTGACGTCTTGTCTGTTATCAATCGGAACTATAAACTGAACGCCGAGTTCAACAAGACCGAACTCAGCATGAACTTTCCAAACGGCTCGGTCCTTTACCTTGTCGGTGCAGACTCAGACGAATCTGAGATGCTTAAGCTCCTCGGGCAAAAGTTTCGCCTTGTCATCATCGATGAGGCGTCTATGTATACAAATATTGACCAGCACGAACTGGTGTACGCAATCTTGAAGCCCGCGGTGTCCGACTATCGCGGTACGATTGCAATGATCGGTACCCCGTCCAACTACTTAAACTCGTTGTTCTACGACATAACCACTGGGGCTGAGCCCGGGTGGTCCGTCCACAAATGGTCGGCCCTAGATAACCCGCACGTACGGGAAAACGTCCTAGAGGACATGACGACACTTAAACAAGTGCACCCAGGGATCGAAGAGACCCCGCGGTTCAAGCAGCACTATCTTGGAGAATGGTATGTTGATCAGGATGCTCTGGTTTATAAATATGCTGCCGCTCGTAACTCGGCAGACAGCCTTCCATACCATAATGTGTATCATTATGTTCTTGGCGTAGACTTGGGGTATGAGGACGCCACGGCCTTTGTGCTGGGGGCATACTCCTTCCACGACCCTAACCTGTACATAGTCGCTTGCGAGAAGAAGAGTAAGCTGCTTGTGACCGACGTAGCAAACATTATCCGCGACTATCAAGCACGGTATGATATTGGCACGATCGTCATAGATGGCGCGGCAAAGCAGGCAGTGGAAGAAATCAAGCAGCGATACGCGCTGCCTATCATTGCAACGGAAAAGACGCATAAGCGCGATTTTATCGAATTGATGAACACCGACTTCCGCACAGGCAAGATCAAAGTTCTTCCTTCCTGCGACGCCTTAATCGAGGAATGGAACAACCTTGTGTGGGACGACAAACAACGCAAAGCCGGCAACTGGGTAGAACACGCTGGCTGCGATAACCACGCCACCGATGCCGCTCTTTACATGTGGCGCTGGGCGTACAACTATACCGCACAACCAAAACCTGTCCCGCTGACTGAGGACCAAAAGCTAGACGACTGGTGGGACGCACAAGGCATGCAGATAGAGCAAGAAAAGGAGCTGCAACATGGATCGCTTTTTGACTTCTAAAGAGACACTGCTAGGCTTGATTGACGAGTTATTAACTCGCGGAGCCTATCAAATCAATATCGGAGACCTCTCGGTCGCGTTTGAGCGCCGACCCGCCGCTGTGGCGGAAGAGAAAGAGCCTGTACAACCCGTTAAAGCCCATACTCCAGAGGAGTTGGAGGCTCTCTTATATCAAGAAACCCTTAAACTCTGAGGCTTTAAATGGCAGATATTCCGGTCATACACTACAATCAGAGTACTGAACAGACGTCGCCGAACCCGCGCTGGTGGAAAGAAAAGCCCGCGGAGATCTTTAAACACATCTTCGGCTATATGCGCTCGCTTGATCAAAACCAAGCGGCCCGTCGCCTTCAGTGGCTTCAGTTTGCCCGTCTTTATCAGAACCAAAATCCTGTTGGGTTTTTCAATAACGTAGGATCTAGCAGCGTCGGCACTAACGCACTGAAAGACGTGCCTGCCGTGAACGTGGTCAAGTCGTGTATCGACACCGCCACCAGTAAGATCGGTAAGTCCCGTCCACGCCCCCTGTTCCTGACAGACGACGGGGATTATAACCAACAACAACGCGCTAAGAAACTGACGCAATTTATGGACGGTCAGTTTGATGCGATGGAACTCTATTCAAAAGCGGCCAGTGCTTTCCGTGATGGTGGAATCTTTGGGACCGGGGTCCTTAAGTTCTACATAGATCACGATAAAGGTATGGTCAACTGCGAAAAGGTTCTGGTAGATGAAATCAAGGTAGATGATGGCGAGGCCATCTATGGTAAGCCACAACAGCTGCACCAGTGCAAGTACATCAACCGGGATGTCTTGATTGAGATGTTCCCTAAGTACGAGTCGGCGATCCGGGCAGCCCCCTTGGCGTTCAACGCTCTCCCCGGGCAGAGTACTACTCCAGACCTTGTAAAGATCGTAGAAAGCTGGCATTTACCTTCTTCTAAGGACGCCGACGATGGTCTCCATGCGATATGTATTGAATCGGCTACTCTCTTCAGTGAGAAGTATACAAAACTCTATTTCCCGTTTGTTTTCTGGCACTGGACACCTCGAGTTGCCGGTTTCTGGGGGATGGGTCTTGCCGAAGAACTGTTCGGCACTCAGCTGGAAATCAGCAAACTCCTCAGAAACATACAACTTGCAATGCACCTCGTGGCAGTGCCCCGGGTGTGGATCGCGAACGGTTCGGTTGTTTCTACGTCCCATATCAATAACGAAATCGGGTCAGTGGTCAAGTACACTGGTGTCGAGCCCAGATTTTATACACCAGCCGCAATGTCAGCTGAAATCTACGAGCATCTTCGTTGGCTTATCAGCTCAGCGTATGAACAGACAGGAATTAGCCAACTTTCTGCAACATCTCAAAAACCAGCCGGGCTCGAAAGTGCTGTCGCACTTAGAGAATACCAGGACATCGAATCCGAACGATTCCAAGTCGTTGGACAGCGCTGGGAAGAATTCTTTTTGAACTGCGCTAAGATCATCGTTGACATGACAAAGGATATGTTTGAGGACAGCCAGGGCAATCCAGAAATGAAAGTAGCTGGCAAAGGGTTCATGTCTACTGTCAAATGGTCTGAAGTCAACATGGAAGAGGACCAGTACGTCCTTCGCTGCTTCGCTGCTAACATCCTTCCTACTCAGCCAGCTGGGCGTCTCCAGAAGGTACAGGAACTTGTTCAGGCAGGCTGGCTCTCGATGGATGAAGGCCGCAAGTTGATTGACTTCCCTGATCTTGATGCCACGATGAATAAAGAGTTGTCAAGCACTGACTTGACCAATAAGATGATAGATAGCATCCTCAATGAAGGTCGCTGGATGAGTCCTGAGCCCGAGATGAACCTCGAAGAGGCCCGTGTGACTGCCCAGAAACGTATCATTGAAGCCAAACTGCACGGCGTCAGTGCCGAGCGGATTGATATGCTGACACGGTGGGCAGAGGCAGTCAAGTCGATGCTTCCCGCACCGCCTGAAGAAACGATGATGGAGCCGATGGCGAACCCTGAAGCGCTACCGACCTCTGACCTTATACCAAATGTGCCTCAATAATAGGAGCAACTAATGAGCACAGATGCCGCAAACCCAAGTATAGCCCCAGCCCCACAAGAGAAGTCCGCCGCCCCCTCTCCCGCACCCCAGGCAGAACCTGCCTTGGACGGACGACTAGCTAACCTAGCCAAGCGGGAGCGTGAAATCCAACAGCAAATGGCGCAACTGAAACAGGAACGCCAGAGCCTTGTTGGTCGCGATGAACTTGCTAACTTGTGGAAGTCGGACCGCAACAAACTGAGAGAACTCTTGGGCGCAAGCCCTGACGAGATCCCTGACCTCAAGGCCCCAGAGGCCGACGACCCGGTCAAGTCTCTGAAAGAAGAGATCGAAAACATGAAGCGGCAGAAAGAGGAAGAACACCAGCAAAAGGCTATTCACGAAGTCAAGAGCCAGATTCACGGCATACTCTCCCAAGACAAGGATGCGTTTGAGCTAATCCATGCATTCGATGCTAAGGACATGGTTTTTGACTTAGTAGTTGACCACTACCGCGAGCACCAGGAAACCCTGGACTTCAAGGAAGCGGCCAATCAAGTAGAGAAGTACCTTGAGGATCAGATCAAGCGTGCTACCTCAACCAAGAAGATTAGTTCCCTGTTCCAGCCAAGCCAGAGTCAGGCAAAAGAGCCAGCACCAACCCTGACAGGATCGATGGTATCTAGTCCCGTTGCCGGCACTCAGCGCAAACTCTCACCTGAAGAGTCGGTGCGCGAGGCCGCTAAACTGATCAAATGGACATAAACAACTATTTAATTTGAAGGAGATTTTATGGGTCTTGATATGACGAG